TTTCTAATATTATCCCAAACTTGAGAATTAAAAGAGCCACCAGTTATGACATTTTTATCATCTGCAAAAGCCTTCTTATTAGCTTCATGGTCTTTAACATCAAAGACAACTGCATCATCTCCATATCTTACATCAATAACATCTTTAACTGCATGAGTATCTGCATTTTCTAATGCTTCTTGTACCCAAGATGATTTAGTTTCTTCTTCACTTAAATCAGATGAAGTATGGTTAAGAATATAAGTCTTTAATTTTTTCAAATAACTTGGACTTACATTATCTCTATCCTTACTTAATGGAATTTTTTGATTAACATTAATTGAAAAACCAATATCAGTTGATACAACAGGAATTCCCATTTCATAAATAAAATGTTCATCTGTTTTAAACAATTCAATTTCTGTTTTTCTTTTAGTCTTAACCAAATTTCCTTCATCATCTTTAGTGATACTTGGAAGTTCCTCAATAAAAGATTTATAAATAGGCAATCTATCTATAACTTTTCCATTAACTAAAAATTCTACATCTTTAGGTGGAATAATATTTTGCGATTGATTAATTAAATCTTCATATTGAGATTTATTTATTTTTGGCAACTTACCCATAAATAAAGTACCTTTATCAATTTTAGTGTAAGTTTTTTTTCGAGTACCATCTTCTAAAAAAGTTACTCTGCCTGTGGTTGAAGTAATACAAGCTGTTCTAAACATTGATAAGGCAAATTTTTCTCCAACATTAAATCTACCTCTTTTAGTAGCAATGCCTTTTTTATAACTTGGAGCAAACATAGTATAAGAGTCTTTTAAATCCTTAAAACCATCTTTGCTATCATCAAGAACATTAACAAATAATTCTTTATCTTTATCAAAATCTAAAGTTAAAACACATCTATTAATATCTTCATCAAAAGAATTACTAACTAATTCTTTAATAATAAAAAATTTATTTTTATCATTTTGAATTTGTTGCAATCCTTTTTTATCTATTTCAAACCAACTATTTTTCATTTAACCCTCCCTAGTTAGATGGCTCATTATTGAGCCACCTTATTTTTTTCTTCTAATAATTCATCAACAGTATTTATTAATCTTCCTTCATCATCAGTTTCAACATCAACCATCCAATAATGCACTACATAATCATCCATTTCTAAAGCATCATCTGGAAAGATAATTTCTTTTTTAACTAAAGATGCAAAAACACCTCTAGCAGTTTCAACATCCCAACCTAATTGTTTAGGATTTTCAAAGATAACTGAATTACTACCATCAGTTACATCAATGAAATACTGTGCTAATTGTTTTTCTTTATCAGTAAATGTAATCATTTTTTTCTCCTTATGAGTGGTCATAATGAGAGCAGGAGTGGTCGGAATATGGTCGCATACTATTGCATTATTCTTCACACTCTTGCTAAAAATTTCCCAATTTTTCTTGTTTTTTCTCATTATAGATATATAAATACCTTATGACACCAAGTATATCAAGAAAAAAGTATACCTATTTTACCCCAGAAAACAGCCATTTTTTAAATTAATTTTTTAGAGTGGTCATTAAATGGTCAAAAAATATCTTATTCTGGTAAACCATTTATCATTTGCTTAACTTCATCCTTATCAGTTTTAACATAACCAAGTGCAACTTTAGAACTCTTCCAACCAACAGCAGTCATTAAAGATTGTAACGATGCTTTTTTCCCTAACCAACTTGCGTGAGTATGCCTACACGCATGACGATTTTTATATTTAACTCCTGCTTGTTGGCACATAGTCCACCATCTCGTAGGAATACCAGAAGGATTATTTTGTCTATCGTGTAAATGATTCCATTCAAATAATTTTTCTTCTCGGTAATTAATTCTTTCTAAATATTCTCTAATTTTTTTGTGCATTGGTTTAGTAATCCATTCTTGCGTCTTAAACATAAAAATATTTAATTCATCATTTTCAAGATCTATCATAGGTCTATCATCATTTTCTGGATTTGTTTCGTTCCAATTCATATTAAGAGCTTCTGATATTCTACAACCAGAATAAATTAAAAAAATAAATAAAAATTTAATGTGTTCATCAGTACATTTTTCTTCTATTGCCTTTACATCTTCAATAGAAAATATTTCTTTATGTCTTGCTCTAGCATTTAATACTTCAAAATGCTCAATAGTTGGATCATTACACCATCCTTGTTTTGCTCCATAATGCAGCACTTTTGATATTGGCATAATAAAGCAAGTATTAGCAGTATTATTTTTAGAAGAAGCTAATTGTCTCTCAGCATAAGGCAAATCCCTTAATTTTTTACCCTTCCATTGTTTTAAAACTGGATGCTGTTCATAAGCTAAACGAAATATTAAATCATCGTTAAATTCATTTAACTCATATTTACCTGCAAGTTTTTTGACTCTTTCAAATATAGACATTCTTTCTTTTGATGGATGATGCTTTGGATTTTCTAACATTCTTTCAAAACATTCTTCCCATGTCATATCTGCAACAGCAAGAAAAGACTCCTTAATCTGATCGTGTCGCATATCACAAATTCTTCTGGCTTCAGCTTTATTTGTCGTACCAGTTGATTCTTTTGTTATTGTTTTAACTTTTCTGCCAACTCTTACTGTACCTCTGATTTGCCAGAATTGACTTTCTTTTCTTTTAAAGATGGTAAGCATAACTGTTTTATCTCCTCAATGTCATTGTAGGTAAAAAATTGTTTCTTACCTATGAAACGAGATAAACAATCAAAATTGGGATGTTTGATAAATAGTTCATCTAATCTCTTTTGTAAAGTTCTTGTTGAAATATTGAATAATTCAGCCAAATCTTTACGAGTATATAATGGCTCTAGTGGTTTTTTTTCTGCTAACATTAGTATTCTCCTTGCACAATATCTTTATTTTCTTCCTCATTTTTAGCTTCCTCAATAGCTTTTAATCGTAATCTATCTAATTCCTCTCTATCTTTAGTTAAATGTGGGTAGGGATCAGTTTTTTCACTAAATAAAACTGGATTTTGTGGAGCATTTTTTCTAGCCAAAGACTCTTCTAAAGAAGCATATTTTTCTTCATCTTTTCTTTGATGTCCAAGCATTAACTTTTTACAAATCTCGGAACTACTAAGCAGCACATCGGAATAATCACTAAAAACAATACACCATTGAATAATTTTTCTTCCATCTTTTAATAATGATGTTCTTTTTGTAAAATGATGGACTGTATTTTCATAGGCTTTACTTAAATACTCTTCCATTTTAGGCTTACCTAATACTCTGATAGTATTATCTTCAAACACTAACTCCCATAATGGTTTTTCTGGAAGTTTGGTTTTAGGATTTTCTCCACCCTCATCGTTTTGTATAATTCTAATTATTTCTTTACTCATTAATCAACTCCTTTTGCCTTGTGTATTTCCATAACCTTTCTATTGGCATTAAATCTTTTTGCTGAACGCAATATCCAGTTTCTTTAAATGTCTCTGATTTTTCTTTAAATTCTTTTTTCGATATAAAACCTGCAATCTTAAAAATATTTTCACTACCAGTTGCAGTTACTAATATTCCTACATCAGCTTTAAATGATTCTTTACTTTTAAATAATAAAACACCAGTCTCATAAAATGTTGTTTTTACATCAATAGATAAATCGTTAATCCACAAATCATAACCATCATCAATGCCAAGTATAGATGGATTAAAATTTAGATTAAATAGTTTGGCAACTGCATATTCTCCTGCATAACCTAATTTATCTACATCATCATCTGATCTATTATTATCTTTTCTTTGATTAACAACACCAGAAGCTCTTGATAATTGCCATCGTAAACTTGCGATTTGATTTACTTCACTAAGTTCTTTTTTTGATAGTTTAATATTCATGTAACGAAACCTCCAAGTTTCATTTCTGCTCTGGCTGTGGCATTACTATCTGCCATTAATTCTAACTTTGTTGTAACTCGATCTAACTCTGCAAACATTTCATCCATAAGTTGTTCAGCATCATCTAACAATATATTCAAATCAGTTACTTCATCATCTGTTCTTGCTTTAGCTTTTGCATCTTCCACACTATTTTTTTCATTACTAAAAAAACGATAATGTAAATATTTAGATTTTTCTTTTTCATCTTTTTGTCTTACTAAAGAGTTAAACTCTCTCCTAGCTTCTCTATAATTTATAATTGCTTTCATTTTTGCATCAGCAATCGCATGAGGATCATATTTTTTTATTCCTTTATCCATCAACTTCACTTTCCAATTTGTCTGCAATGTTTCGCAAATTAATTATTCTGGCTTTTGTGTTAAACTCTTTGTTACTATGGCAGGTCTGATGACACTTTCGGCAAAGGCAAATGAGATTTTCGATGTAATTTTTTGCATCATTTTTACTACCACCCATTCCACGAGAAGATAAATGATGTATGTCAGTTCCCTCCCAACTATTACAAACAGCACATTGAAAAGTTTGTGCTATTGTTAATTCTGGCAGCCAGAAATCATCATAAATTTTTATATGCTTTTTCATTTATAAAGTTTCTCTGCAATACCCCACAGAATAAAAGCTATGGCTATAAGCATAATTAATTGTAAAATTTCTAAAATTAATATTGTCATTTGTTGTTATCGTAATTTTTTTTTGAATAATAAAGGACTGTCGTATGGTCTTTGTTTAAAAATCTACCAACAGCACTCAAAGATTTGTTAAGTTCTTTCATACATCTTTTAGTAAATTCAATTCTAGCAATCACATGGTCTCTTGTTCTCTCTTTAGATTTTAAATTTTCGAGAGTGAGACCATGCTTTAAACAAACTTGCTCGGCAATATCGTGAACACCACCTTTAACAATAAATTTAGTTTCAACTAAATTATATTTATTAGCAATATATTTTAATGTTCTAATTTCGTCTTGAGTAAACATTAAAAATCTGGCATCTCTTCTGCATCATCGCCTTCAGATTTTGCATTATTATAATTTTCTTTTTTCTTATCTAAAACTTGAATGCCAATGTATTTAACTTTAGATGTTTGAGTTTCATTTCTATATCCATGAACATTAATTACTTCTCCTGCTTTAATATCTTCCTTTAATCTTATAGAGCCATAAAAATCATGTTTATCATCTGGCTTTTTATTAGAATTAGGAAACAAACTTCCTTTTCCTTCTTTGTGTTCAAAATCACTCATAGTAAATCCTCACTCTTTTTCTTTTTCTTCTGGCTAGTATTTGTTTGATCTAATGCGTCTAAATCATCTTGCTCTCCTGTGCTTAATTGAAACAAAGAACGCATAAATTGTTTTAGTGCATAAGACTGGGCAGTACCCATTGCTGTTCCATTACCAAATGGTACGACAATATGTTTAGTTGTTGGAAAATCCCATGTATCGCCTTCTTTGTGAATTAAGATATATTGATAAACAACTGTTAAATTTTTTCCAGATGGACTAATCTCACTTGATTGTTCATGTGGTACGATTATTAATCCTGCTTCAGCACAAACAGGATGTACTTGTTTTAAAAAACCATCAATGCTTGTGTAAGTATATTTCTGAAATTTATTTTCAGCATCATGTTTTAATGGCTCTTGTAATTTAAGCATTATTTCATTAATTGCTGTGGCTATACTTTTAGGCATAGGATTAATTACTTGTTCAATGACTTGTTCTGGAAATTCATCGCCCATTATTTTTTTCCTTTCAATATTTTGTTAAGGTCTTTATCTAAATCAAATGCTTTTCTAAGAAGTTTAAATTGCTTTAGACCAACAGCAAGATCATCTTTAAAAAATTTCTTTATTTCAGTTTCATCATCATCTTTTGGAAATCTTACAATAACTGCTCTATCAATTTCAATGTTATCATTCTCTTCAATGAGACTTTTATAACAACTTAATTGTATGAGCATATCTGAATAGACTGCTTTAGAAGTTTTAAAATCTACTAAAATTATTTCATCTTTGTTTTTTTCAACATTAAATTTTCTTACTAATAAATCTGGACAGCCACCAACATTTAATTTCTTGCTTGTATATTTTTTCTCAGTCCAAATTACTTCACAGTCTAAACTTTCCCACCATTCAATAAATTGTTGAAAGCAATGAATAGCAATAGGATCTTCTGGTAGCTCGTAATCTTTTTCTAATATATGTAATTCAGCTAAATCATGTAATGCTGTTCCAGTATCTCCTGCTTTTTTTAATTCATCAAAATAATTTAATCCTTTTAAACCTAATTGGTTTGACCAAATAATTAGTCCAGTTGCATTCTTAAATCTGTTTATTATAGTTGTTACACTAGGTAATTTTTTATTGTTAATTATGTAATCGCCTGTTGGCATTTTTAACCTTTATTTTATGTTCTTCTGCTTCCCAATAAACCTTTATGTAAGTGGCTGTGCTTTCATTCTTTGGGAGGAAGTATGAAAATATTTTTTTTAACACAGCCACTATTCGCATCATTAATTAAAAATTTTTGCTAATGATGGAAACTTAAAATTTGTAATGTGCTTAGTTGAAGCAACACCTATGCCAAACCAGACATACTTACTGTTGTTGCCAAGTGGATTTGATAATTTTTTTCTTTCTGCACAATCCTTTTGGGTAGCTTCCTCTCTATCCATATTAATCCAGTTTTGTTTTGTGCAAATAATAGTTGGTAAATTAATGACAGAAGATTTATTACTATCTTCTGGAGTAATGTTATTTTCTGCAAGATGTAACATACAACTCCTTCTCTGGTGTAATGGTGGCACTTGCTCAACCAAATGCCACCTAGCCAGTTATTATTCATCACATAAGGAGCAACTTATGTAATATTATTCTTAATAGAGAAATTTTGCTAATTTGCAAACTAATATTATTTATATTTGCAAAAAATAGGAAATAATAAGCAAAAATAAACTATTTTGAGAAAATATTTGCAAATAAAACAAATAGCATATAAAACCAATATCTATTATGCAGTATGCAATGAATGACAAATTAAAAAAGATAATTGAGGTTAGCTCACTAACGCAAAAAGATATAGCAGCTAAACTTGGTACTAATCAAATACATTTAAACAAAGTGTTAAATGGTAAAGCAAATTTAACAACAAGAATGGCTAAAAAATTAGCCACGATACAAGAATTAAAAACAAGTGAACAAGATCTAATATATCCTACATTACCATTAGATATTGCTGGATCTTGGTTTACTGGTAATAAGGTTGAGAGTTTTAAAACATCAAGACCGCAGCTTTATGTACCAACTCCAATAAAAGAAAATTGGTTTGGTTTAATATATCGTGGTCAATCTTATGAAACTTCTTCATTTCATTTATCTATGCATGAGGGAGAGGTAATGGTTTTTGATGGAGATTTTGAAATACATAAAAAAATAGATCCAGATGGAATTGGAAAATTAAATGTTGTTGAAAATCATAAAGGGGAAATGTGGTGTGGTTGGCTTGATACAAAAAGCAAAAAGACAGGATTACATGGTTTTTCTCCATTAGGCAGCACAGCATGGCTAACTATGAAATTAAAATGGTCGTCAACCTTTATAATGGCTTGGAATTTAGCCAAATTAGAGGGTACAGATAACCTAGTTCAATTAGATTAGCTTTTTTTACTAATTAAAAATAAAACTTTACAAATTTTGCTAATTTTTATATTGCAGTTATGTGCTTATAAAATGTAAATTATGCGACAAAACTGTAAAATTAGATGAAAATTTAACAATACCACAGTTAAAAACACAGCAATTCATACAAAAATACTATCAAAAGAACAATAAATCTCCATCATATAGAGATATACAAACAGGACTTGGTTATAAAACATCAAGTGCAGGATATGTCTTAGTCGATGCTTTAGTTCAAAAGCAATACCTCGCTAAAGGTAATTATAAGAAAAGATCAATCATTATTTTAAAGGAAGTGCCTTGTGAAATCAGCTAGTGATAATATTCCTGCTTTATATTTTTATGTTGAGTCTTGGATTACAGGAACACAAGACTTAACTCCACAGCAAAGAGGAATATACATTCAATTATTATCTCATGCACAAGTTAGGAATGGAAGAGGATTACCTAACGATATCGTAAAGTTATCAAGGCTATGTTTATTATGCAATCCAGATGATTTAGATAACTGGGAAGAGCAGAAAAAAGACCTTTATTTTATATTAAAATCAAAGTTTATTTTAAAGAAAAACGAAGAAGGTGTTGATGCTTACTTTAATGAAAGACAGCAAAAAGAGTACGAAATTGCTAGAAAAAAGAAAGATCAAGTCCTTCAAGCTAATGAAAAATATAACAAGAAAAGAACTAAGAATAACGATGTCGTAACGATATCGTCTGATAGTGATAGTGATAGTGATAATGATAAGAATATATTTAATAATATATGGAGTAAATTAGATTATCCTAGAGGATCAAAAGCTGATGCTAAAACATGGTTTAACAAAGTGGCAAAAGGTATTGATCCAGATTTGATAATAAAAAAATATAACCTTTATTGTTCTCAACAAGATGAAGAAAAATTTATGGCTCATTTTTATAAATGGTTAAAAAGCAAAAGATGGGAAGAAGAATTACCTACAAAAAAAGAAACAAATAATTTTGGTGTTCAACCAAAAAAATCACACAAAGATTATGTCGGTTTTGTAAAAAAAGGCATCAGAAGTACATCAATTTCTGACGATATGGTGCGTCAGATGAGAAAAGAAAACTTAATAACAGAAGAAGAGTTTAAGGCTTGGTAAAGAAAAAGAAAAAAAATAAACATACTATTGATCTTGGTGGACAAGAATTAATTAGAGATGATAAATCAAATACTTTTGTTAGAAAAATTGATGGCTCTCGGTGGAGATTAACTGATTATGGTAATGATAGACACTTAGAGAAAGAGCATAAATCAATATTAGATAACTATTATGCCAGAAACTTACTGGATATACATAACAGAGAACATAACAGCAAAAGATATTGGGCAGGGCAGAAATATGAACAGAAGTTTGAAGCAGCAGGAATAAGACAGAAGCTCACATCTAGCTTAAAAGAGAACTTAGGTAATGGAACTACTGAAGAATATATGGTGGAGAGTCTAACAGCTTTATCTGACTTTAGGTTTATTGATAAAGAAATAGGTAATCACAGTAAGATCTTATGGTATGTAATTATACAAGGTAATCCTGCTAGAAAAAGAATGGATGAATTAAGATCTGCACTTGATAAATTAATTGAACTGTTTGATATGTAAGTTCTATGTTTGTGTCTATTAACAAACGATTAGTAAATCTATAACAATATATATAATCACTTAAATTACGAGAATTTTTATAGCCATTTATTAGAATGGCTTTTTTATTATGCAAGAACAAGAACTATGGAAATCTTGTTTGTTGCTCGGATTAACTGATGCTCTCGGCAAATTTCAATGGCAAAGTAGATTGAATAGACAATATGAGATTGAAGCAAAAGAATGGATTGGGAGCAAAGACTTTTTCTTAGTATGTTCTTATGCAGATCTACAACCAGATTATATTATCAAGATATTTAAAGATATAAAACAACACACGCATTACTTAACAGCAACAGACATACGATATTTATTATATGAAACAATTAATAGACGATCTTAACTGCTCAATGTTTATGGTTATTAATCCAGAGACAAAGAAGCCAGAGATCATTATTCGCTTTAACAACTTCGAGTCCGAGCAGGAAGCTATGGACTTTGCTGAAGCATTTAAAAAGGGTAACGAGAAAGATCCATTTGAATTAACAAATGATACAACAGTTACAATACACTAATGAATGAAGTAACAGTAAAGAAGGGCAGACCATCTAAATACTCTAAATCTATTGTTAAAGATGTATTAGAGAAACTATCTCAGGGAATAGGCATTAAACACGCAGCGATGCAATGTGGTATCACTTGGACTACTTGGCGAACATGGATGGACAAGGATAAGACTAATGCTCTCAGAGATGCTTATATCAAAGCAAAAGAACATGGAATAGAATTTCTTATCTCAGAGATGGATGAAAGAATGGAGAAGGCTTTAGATAGAAAGAATATATCAATGAGTGAATGCAAATTGATTGAGACTTATACTAAGCTGCAAATGTGGAAAGCATCTAAACTTGCTCCTAAGTTATATGGTACTGAGAAACAAACATTAAGCATTACTGATGCAGATGATAAGAAGATAGAGATTAGTTGGGCTAGTGATTAAATATAGACGAATATAGTATGAAACTAGAGGTTAGTTAAGGTTTGGTAAGGATAGGGATAGATAGAAAAGGTAGGGATTAAAACAAATGCTTACGAAATACACTATTTCTTTCCCACACTTCTCGTGTGAAAAATATATTATTTTATTTCATAATGTGAAACAAAACTAAATAAATAAATAATTTATTATATTACCTAGTATATTAATTAAGGAATTACTTGGTTTATTAAGTAACTGGTCAGATTATGGTTAGTTTTTATATTTTAATATAATTATTATGTCTGATATTCTACAAAATATCTGATATTTTATTGTTTATTTCATATACTGAAACAAAATCCTTGCACCCCATCGGCTCGGCTGCAAATTGCATGGGAGCTATTTCAACACAAAACAAACCCTCTACGAATTTTAGCCAGTACCTAAAACCTTATGAATAAAAAAACTAAAAAGAAAAAAGAAAACGATCCATTCAAAGAATTAGTAATGGCATTAGAAAA